AACCTTCCCTTGCTCAGAATCAAGCCAATCTCGCCATTGATTCATGAATGTAGAAAAGTAAAGCACATAAGGCGCCTTAGTATTCATTCGCGCTATAAACTCAATATAATTGTTTATAGCCTTCTCTAGCTCATCAAGCTTCGCATCGGTCCGACATTGAGAGCGCGCAGTTCTCATTCCCTGACTCTTTCCCATCTTCCTAGGGAATGTCCGATAAAGCGCCTCTAAGCGTTCCTGCATTTTATCATTTTCGTTCTTCATTAAATCACCTGCACCACTAGCCAAATGAAAATCATAATTGATAAGAGCAACGATAGTTCCCACACTCCCATGACAATTTTCATGAACCTACTCCGCGCTCAATGGCTAGCTTCTCAACTTTGAGAGAAAGATGTGCGGCGTCGCAATATTTAATTCTAATTTCATAACGATGCTTCTCGCGATGAAATGAAGCCTCTGCCAGCGCAAGGCCTTTTGCAAACTGCTCCCATTCAGGATGGGAGTTAACCCAAGACTTTTTGTCTTCAACCGTGCCCTTGGCCATCTTTCCATAAAGAATGGCCCATTTGGTGTCTCGGGCCGCTTTCAAAGTGAGGTAATCTTCCTCGGCTTTATAGAGCGCCTCAATTTGGGTCTCAGCGTTTGCGAGATGGCTTTTGAGCCCAGGGTCCATAAGATCTAGGCTAGAACGGAATTTCATCGCTCTCATCCTTCCAGGGACCAGGATCGCCATTTTCATCCGGCGCCTTCTCTATGTGACCAAGATCAAGATGCTTTACGGTCTTGGCCGCTTCGGGAACAGCCATGAGCTGGCGCGGATTCTTTGGGTCCATAACCGGATCAATGAAGTATTCAGTATCATTCATCGTGCTTCCAAGCCTTGAAATCTTGACCACTACCGTGTCTAAGCCCTGAAATTCGCTGTTAAGCTTGATCAGGCGCTTGTAAATGCCGGGACCTTGTTCAAAGATTTTGGCAACATAACCAGTGTTAGCTTTCACAACAAAGTTGATCCTGAATCTGAACTTAGCATTTGGCGTTCCTTCTGGAACAACTTCGGATTTCTTGTTGCCCCAAAGAACCGAAAAGTCATAAGGCTCGCCGACGAAAACGCCCGTGATTGACTCTTTGTCTTTGAGTTTAATGAAGTTCTCAGAGCCACCCTGTGGAATTTGGCTTTCATCTTTAAAACGCATTTACTTTTCCTCTCGTTCAATGGTTTGAAGTGTTTTGTGTAAAGTCAGTGCGGCTGTGAATCCAGCAAAATCAAGATCAAATCCATAGTATGATTTGGCCTCGAATTCGCCTGTCTTTTTGTCGAATCTGATAATCCAGCGAACTGGGAACTTGATTCTCTTTTCTTCCTCAAGAGCATGTTGATAAGCCGCCGTCTGAAAGCGCATCTCTGGATAAATGCCAGAAGATGTCTTAATGTCTCCCACGCCAAATACCCCGTCAATCTTGGCCACGAAGTCACAGGTTCCAGCGTAATAATAGTCTTTCGAGAAAACGCGCCTTTCGCTGGCAATGACTTCGATATTGTGCGCATCAATCCATTTGTGGAACGCTTCAACGCCTCTCTTGGCCTGGTCACTCATAAGTTCAGGAAGCGGGTTTTTCTTAAACCATTGTTCAGCGTAATTGTGAACGTTGTGGCCAATGTCGGCGGCGACTTGAGCGGCTTTCCGATGCGCTGATTTGCTTTCTTTGTGGACTGCATCCAAGTCTTCGCGTCCGGACTTTACAGCTTTTAAGAAATGGTCAGCCGCCATTCCAGCAGCCCAAGGAACCAGAGCAGGCTTTCCAATGCAGCTCAGGATTGATGTCACGCCGGGGACCAGGTCTTCACCCCATCTGTAGGCATGCTTCTTTTCGTCAAAGGTTAACTCTTTGCCGTGTATGAAATTAGTGGATGCCGGGAGCATGGTAACTTCCATCCTTTGGTTGAGGATTCCAGTCATGAAAATTGCTCAAATACTCAGCCATTCGGCTCACGTCTTCATGGGTGGTGACGTCCACGCTATAAACGTGTGACTTGCGCGATAAGGCCTTGGCTAGGGTTTGAGCGCTAAATAGTTTAGATAAAAGCCATATCATTTATAATGTCCAATCAAAATCTCTTCTAAAATCATAACCACTCTTTCTTTTGGCTCTGAATGATAGGCATGTGTGCTCAATTGGTATGCCAGCGAAAAGCTTAACCCTTTATTAATTAAAATTCGCTGAGCATCTGCACGGCCAATGCTTTCAGACCATTCAAAGATCTTCTTTTTCAATTTTTCTTTGTCCATTGGATTCAAGTTAAAACAGAAAATAATTCAAACATCAAGCGCTATGTTTATTTTATTTAATATTTCTTGATAGTCAAAATTGATTGATTTATTGTGCTTTCAACCCAACCAGGAGTGAATGAGATGAATAAGAATATCACAGGACATACGCCGGGACCTTGGTTCGGTCCTTTTGTTTGGAACTTGTCTAAACCAAAGACGTTAACTATTGGCGGTAAGATTCATTCCCGAGGTGGGGAATCAGATCATATCTTGGATATTGATGTTTCTTGCCATGAAGATGAAATGCGCGCCAATGCTTTGCTTATCGCTAAATCTCCAGAAACCCTAGAAGCCCTCAAGGTCGCCGCGCGCAAACTCGACTGGGCATCTGAACTGACAATTTATAATCCTTTTCTCAAAAAATATCTCAAAGACGCGGCTTCTGATGCTTGGGCTAAAGTTTATGAAGCTGAGCCGAGTAAAGCGCTATGAAATGGGAACCGTGGATTATCTTTAGAAAAGATCAAACAGACGAGATTCTGCCAATTGCGGAACCACCCTGCAAGCATTGCAAACATTGGCGCCCAGTGAGAGTTTTTGCCCAGTCAGGCAGATTTGAAGGAATTGCGGCTTGTCGCGCCGATGATATGCATTTTGATTTCTCATGCTATGAAAATAACAGCGTACCGGAACTTTTCAAATGAGCGATGAAAAAGAACCACAAGGCTGGTTTGTTGATAAACAAGTTTATTTGGAGCTTAAATCTCAGCATGCTAAAGATGTCCATTCATGGCAACAAACCTGTATTGATCTTGGCAAAGAGCAGGCGAAACTTTTACGGGCCATTCAAACCTTAGAGCGCATTGCAAAAAAATCCATTGACCCGCTTGATATTGGTTTAGCCAATGAGACATTGGAATGGATAAGACGATGACCATCCCTAAAGAAATCTACAAAGCAGCCCTAGGCGCGGCATGCGACCATAAAGCCCAACCCATTGTCGATGACTTCATGCTAGGGGTTGAGTGGGTGTTTCATTTTCTTAAGCAGGAAACTCAAGAAAAGCGTGACGATGACTTAATGGCCCCAATGACTGCGGAAGAATATTTGCCAATTTTACGTTCAGAGAGGGATAGAGCAAATAACAAACTCGAGATAGCTGTCGAAGCTTTGCAGCGCATTAAAGTTGCATGCAAAAATGATGTTTGGAATGAAGCAATTGTGCTCAAGGCTCTCGAAAAGATCAAGCCATGAACAAAAAAGATCTAATCGCCCTCCTAGACGCCCAACTAGCCTTTCATTTAAAGCAGCCAAAGGCCCGTAGTGAGGTTTTGAGCGGTAAGGCTAAGATCAAGGCGGGTAAGAAGGCTAAAGAGCATGGCGGAAGAGTGAGGCTGGGAAAATGAAAGATAAGGACCACGACGGCATGGATGTAATTAAATTCGCAGTGCTGTCAGTCAAAAAACTCGGGATTGCTTGCGAGGCGTTAGATAAAATCATCAAGCTTGAGCGTGAGCACTCCTGCACTCTTGGAGATGATAGAGGCGATGAGATTTTTGAAATCGCCAAGGCTGCGATGAAGGAAGTTGATCCTCAAAGATTGTCGCCATGGGCAAAGAAAAAGACTAATGAAGATTGAAATCAATCCTAACCGCATCTCAGACGCCGATGAAGCCTGGCAAGATGGCTGGAACGCTGCTTGTGCGTATCGCAATGGGAATCTGGAGAAGGCTGTTTTGTGCTTAAAGGAAATCGCGCTAGGACCTCCGGAAGGCGACGGACCAATAAATTGGTTTTTTATGGCTACTCACTGTGAAGAGATAGCGCGAGCATTTCTTGTGGCGAACAACTTGGAGGAGAAAACAAATGATTCACTTTGAAGACCACCGGGGCTTAGAAAGCCTTCAGAACAGATTCATGCAAACTAACGCCAAAATCATTTGCATCGAAACTAGAGAATCTGAGTTTCAGCAAAAGCGTTTCCAGGGAGATGGCTTGCCTGCAAATCATCCCGGAGAGATTAAGCAAGTTTTGGTTTTCAGGGTTTGGTATTCTGGGGAGAAGCTCCCATAATGGAAGCCATAATCGTCCTCGGCGTCATCTTTTGGCTAGGTCCCGTTGTCTGGGTGCCGCTTTTGTTGATTTTTGTGGTTGGTCTTGTGCTTTTGAAGTTGATGGGTGGCTAGGGATTTTTGGCGGCGGCTTCTGTAAGAAAATATGGCTCTTTCTTTTCCGGCCTAAAGTCATTTTCATATTTAGCGCCTTTTCCTTGATTGCAAGCCGCACAAAGTATCTGGAGATTGTCGATGCTCAGTGATAATTCTGGATAATAATACCTCGGTTTAATATGGTCCACGTGAATAACTACCTGAGGCGGCTTAGCTCCACAGCACTGACAGACTCTTCCATACATAACTAAGGCTCTATATCTCAGTTCTTGCCATTCACGCGAATTTAAAAATTCCTGACTTTTCTGTTTGTACTCTTCTTTTGACAGTCTTCGTTCTTGATTGCGGATTTGGCGAACTTTCACGCGAGGTGGCCGACTTTTTTTGTTTTGTTTTTTTCGCCAACTTTTCTTTTGCTTTTTGGTTATGCATCCTGGCGGATATTCGTGAGTTACCGATTGAACCAATTTTCTCTCAGTTCTAGGGATAACTTTAGTTTGAGGTTGCGGACTTGGTTTAGGCTTAGACTTAATTTGAGGAGTAACTGTTATATGTCGCGTATTCCAAAACGCTTTTTTGCAATCGCTTGAAAAAAATCCAGGAAAGCCAGAAGCTAAGCTTGTCTCGCTATTCGCGCTCACACCACACTCGGCGCACTTTATAATGATTACCTTGTTCAAATCTCCCCCAACATCAACCCAAGGCGTTCGACGATACTTTAGCGGAAATGCCCCCCTACCCCCCATTAGCGATTGCGCTACAGAGAGTAGAGAGAGCTGATTGTCATCAACCCTGAGTGTCCCGACTGACCCCTAGAATGAGTAAACCCTACTATTGAATAAGTGCTCGAATCCGGCGCTTACCCATTAACGGTGTGTAGAGAGCCACTCATCAGACCATACGCATTGACTTGCGTATTCCCCCTATGTGGCCACAACCTAGGTCTCCTTCGGGTTTAACGCCTTGGTAGCATGTAGGTATGGAGTTTCTTAGGCTCCAGTTTCAGGAACGCTCTCGCCCCTGGAATGCATAGGATTTCGGCTCACCGTAAGACTCTTTTTTACAAGATTTAGCCTTAATTCTCTTGGCTACTTGCAATTTGGATTTGATTGATTTAATTTGATCCAAATTGTTGTGTAGTGCCGACAATTCTGCATCCAAGGCCCACCGGAGTCAAATCCCGTGGGCTTTTCCTTTTGTAAAACATGCAGTGTCAAACTTTCAATTACCCTGTGCTGCCATCGTCCGGTTATATCTGGCATCCTCTTCCCGCTGTAATTCTTCGCTGTACCATGCCAAACACCAAATTAAATCCTGGACATTCATCTCGTGAGGTGCCTCGACCTTGAGGACAAACATCTTCTTATCCTTAGAAGACTTGAAATCAAACTTTAGCTCATCGGTGTCTTTCATCCCTTTATTGCCCGACAATTATTACAACTCTGCAAATGAATCTTGTTTGGACTGGACTTTAAATAACCATTATGGGATTTGATTTTAATGCCGTTTGAATTATGCGATAAATATAGACTCCAAGTAGTTGGCGTGACTAATGGTGGTGAGTTTGCCGTCTGTGCTCATGAAGTCGAGAAAGCCCTAGCCGCCTCAGAGACGATAATCGAGGAGCAGGCCAAGAGAATACAACAGCTAGAATCCTGGCAACAAAATGCGCTCACGATTCACAAAACGCATGACGAGAAGATTGTGAGACTTGAGTCTGAAAGCACAGCTAAGGCGCGTGATATTGCATATCTTCAAGACATGAATCATGACCATCAGGAATTGATCAGGACGCAAGTTGAGACGATTGAGGCGCAACATAAACGGATTATTGAACTTACCCCTAGAGAACAAAATGAGCCTCCAGAAATAGATAAAGCTGTTGAACTGAGCTTATTGAGGAATCATTGCAAAATCCTTTTCAAGGAGAACTACAGCTTAAAAAAACTGGTTCGCACCTATGCAGACAAGCTGCGCCGCCATGCTAGCAGTAAACGTGCGGTAGCGGCTTCTATGGAAGCTGATTTTGAAGCCTTGATGAAGGCCATTGAATGAACCAAGGCGGCAATCAGTCACCACAACAATGCATCTGGTGTGGTCTTCCAATCCTCAGCTATTTGGGACAACAAACCACAGCAGCAGGATTTTGCAGATGTGTGCCGAAAACAGCTATGGAAATTGCGGCTGAACAAGAGTTTAAGAATGTGGCCAAAGAAACTAAGGCCAATATGCGCGATGAACAGATAATCGAATTGCTAGAGCGCATAGAGCTGACTCTGACACGCTTGCTCGAAAGAGTAAGATTGATGGATTAGCTATTCCCAGCAATACGAAAAATGCATCGGATCGGGCCTAGCGAACTTTCCCCCAAAATCCCAGCCCTGATCTGTGAAACATTTGATTAGCTCCGGATGATCAAAATTCCCGCCAGAAGTCTGACCTAGCTTATTGCCGCCTGCGTTAATATCTATCGCCAGCGCATAGGCATGGGCGGACACAAGGGTCTCAGAACCACGAACCAAACGAATGTTAAAACACCCATCGAACGTCTGAAGTAGGTGAGCCAATCCTTGGGCCTTAATAGCCTCAAGGGCTTGCGTTAGCGGCTCATGGGCGTCAATGTTGAGCATGATGTGCCTGACAGGCTGTGGCGTCTCTAATAGCTTCCAGGAGTCAAAGCCATCGGGGATGGGGAAAAGCTTGAGCCACTTAGCCCCGTCTAGCCAATGACACGTTGTTACGTCAACTTTCCCATAGCGCTGCTCTGCTTCTTCAAACGTCTTACACTTCATGATTCATCCTTTTTCCCTACAAAATGCTGGGAAATTACACTTTCTTCGGCGTCATCCATTGGCAAATAGAAATCAACAGTTGACCCAAGGAATTAGCTTTGAGCGGAGACGCTGCCACAATCTCGTTAATGAGAACCGGGACCAAAGGACCAAGCCAGGTCCAATTTGCCTGAATCCAGGGCATTATTGCTTGCATATATTCATCCTTTCGATGCTAGCCACACCGTAGCTAGGCTTAAAGCCACTGAACAAACCGCTGACACCAATATCGAACCACCTAAGAGCATAATCCTAAAGTCCCAAAGCTTATCAAGCCTTGTTTTTATATGGTCCAGATCCTTTTCAGTCTGCTCCATGAAATACTCGAACTTCTCATTATCCATGAAGCCCTCCTATCAAGGCCCTGTTCCAACCCAAAATAAGATCACAGCGCCAGTTGCGCCGTTTCCGCCATTTGTAGCGCCAGCGCCATTGTTTTTAGAACCAGCTCCACCGCCGCCCCCAGCGCCCGAACCTGTGCCCATAGAGCCAGGAGTTGAAGCGTTTCCAGAACTGCCTCCATTACCCCCAGCGCCTCCAAAGGGAGGGCCATTGTAGGGACCAACGCCTGCACCTCCGCCACCTCCACCACCTCCGTTACCGGCACCAGCACCACCGCCACTACCTCCGGGCTGGGAATAAAGCCCAGAAGGCTGGCCTGTCGCTCCCCCAGCTCCACCGCCTCCACCACCGTTGCCGCCATTTCCACCAGCAGTTTGAGCCGAATCAAAAGTAAAGACAGCGGCGCCGCCAGTACCAGCGCTAGAGGCAGCAGCGTTCGCTCCAGGAGCCGCACCAGGGCTAACTCTATAACCATTGGTCCCCTGAACGCTCGTTTGCACACCAGACTGAGGACTCGTTAAACCGACAACCCCACCGGCACCACCACCGCCAACCGTGATGACGAGACTTTCACCCGGCACAGTAGTAAAATCGGCACAGATTGTCGGAACAACTCCGCTACCGCCGCCGCCTCCACCACCACCGGCACCGCCTCCAGTCTGGACCCCACCGCATCCTCCACCGCCACCGCCGCCAACTAAATACATTCTCATGGCAACAACATTGGTCGGAACTACGAATGAAGAAGTTCCTGGCGAATTGAAATGAGAATACTTTTCAACAACAGCACCATTTTGAATGTTTGAAGCCTGCACCGCTTGAGCCGCTAGTTTGCTGTTCCCAATGCTTGCGAGTGGAATTGTAAACCCATCAACAATTTCCCAGTTGGTTCCATTGCTTTCAACAGTTACACTCTCCAGGAAACTGTTGGAAGACTCACAGATATAGCTTGATTGCCCATCAATGAGCTGACCGCCAAAACAAGTGATTACAAGCCTATTCTGAGCCGTTCCAACGTTCTTAAGTGTGAACCTTGTTCCTGTAGGAAGCCCCGTTAAATCAGGAAGCGGCTGGGTAATTTGTCCAGCAGTTGTGTTAAAAAGTATCGTGTCATCAGCCTCAACTATTGTCGTAAACGCCGTGACCGTCCTTATTGCGCCTCCATACTCAGTCCAAAAAGTCTGAGCAGCGTCGAGGGCAGGATCATGATTAAGATTCGTGTTCTGAACAGAAACGAAGATTCTTCCACCTTCGCTAACGATATTACCTTTTGAGTAAGTGAACGTTGAAGACCATGGAGCCAAAAAGGCTTGACCAGCAGAGGAGAAAACATCGTCAACTGTCCATAAAAGATTGCTACCGGACGCAACAGACGTCTGAAGCATCACTTTATAGCCTATGTTATCTTCTGAGAGCCAAATGTCTGCATAGCCATTGGAATCGAGAATCACTGGATTCGAGTTTGGGACAGTCCCAGTAAAATCAGTGTAAGTCGCTTTTGGTGTGCTCGTTCCAGCTATGAAGAAAGAGACCTGGCCGCCATTCAAAGGAATTCCGTTATTGTCAAAGAACCGCTGTCTAAAAACTGGTGAAAGCTGAGTATTTGGCATTTATCTATTCTCCAAAGTTCTTTTGATTCGTTCGGTTCTCAATTGGTTGTTATTCAAAAGTGTATTGTCCTGAGGCTTCATTTCCGTTCTAGGAGGAGGAAGAGGTTTAGCTGCCCCCAAAAGATCATTTCCATTTAAAGGTTCAAAAAGCTTCAAAGGAGGCTCTTGTTTTGATTGACCATATCCAGTCCCAGGCATGAGCCTTTCAAGCCGCTGTTGAATGTTGTCCATAGCCTTAGTTCCAGGCTTTGCGTCTGAGGCTCTAATCAGAAGATCTTTGCCTTTTTCATCAGCAAACGCTTGAGGAAGTAGCGAAGCATCTGCTCCGTGCTGGAGGAGATTGTTGTATCCATCAAAGGCCCATTTTTTAGGGCCTGACTTGGCACCTGAGAAATCTGGAGGCACCAAAGGAACAGTAAGAGCCTTTGGCAATAAAGGTCCCTGAAGAAGGGGAGAAGCAAGGGCCGGAACAGCGGACTTTATTGCTCCGAACAAAGACGGTTGTCCTTGGCTCAGATAGCCTACAGGAAGCTTATTCGTTTGATTGCTAGCGGCCATCCCTAAGCGCAGAGCAAGATCTAGAGCATTTCTCGTGGGACTAGCTGCGCCCATTAGCATTTGAAGAGTTGTCGTTTTTGATGGATTTGGATTTTCTGGTTTATTCTTATTTAGTAAATCTAAATCATTTATATGCGCCTGAAGATCAGGATTAAAAAGCATGTTCTTTTCAGCCTGCGAGAAGTCTGGCGAACTGTACTTCTTTATGAATCTATCAAAACTGAATTCCCCATTGGGAGAACTCCCCTGTACAAGGTCGTTAAGCTTGGCGGTCTTTACTTTGTCTAAGATTGGATAAGGGAATCTATCCTTAACAGCCTGAAGAGAATCAGCGTCAAGATTAGATGCTCTTTGAAAGACTTTCTCTGGCGTAGTCTTTTGGAGTTTATCTAAAAGAGCGCCAGGAGAATTTATGTCATTATTGCCAAAGAGATTCTTGATAGAGTTGTAATCTTCCAAATGAGAAGAGTGAAGATCATTAGCCTCTTGAAGCTTAGCCGCCAAATCAGGATTACCACTAGCGGTAGCCGAGGATTTTACCGATGAATCAAGAGCATTGTAAACCTGGCCAGCAAGTTTTTTATCTATCTGAGGAGCATTGCCGGGGACCTCTTCTGGAACCGACTTCTTAAGTTCATTAAGAGAATTCAAATCTTTTTTAGCTAAAGCATTAGTTCGCCATTTTTCGAGATAAGCTTGCCTCTCATCGGTTCCAAAAAGATCACCACCCTTTAACGTATCAAAATTGTCATTTATGGTTTTCGCATCGACTGGAGTCCGCCTGAGCTGAGGAGATACTCCCTTATAGAGGGCATTAACGGCATTTTTTCGCGTTGTGATTTCATCAATCAAATCTTTTTTAAGCGCATCTCCGGTTCTATATTGGTCTGCACCGGTGTTTATATCTTCAATGTCATTGTTGGCAGCTTTCATGCCATCCCAGAAAGACCTATATGCTTTAGCAAATTTATAAGCAGGAAGAGTGCCGCTCTCGGATAATCCTCGCTCAGTTTTTTGATATTGAGGATTAGATGAAATTACGGCTTTTGGTATTTGTGTTCCTTCGGGAAGGACATTTTCTCCAGCTTCCTGAATTTGTACGGCATTTGGTTTTGGCTCTACCGCCAAAGGCGAACCACCTATGACTTTTGCACCAACGGAAACGCCCAATTTTCCTAAATCAGAAACCCCCTCGGGAATTCCGCCAATGTTTTCTCCCAAAATTTGCCCATAAGTGCTCTTCATTAAGTCAGTCGGCAATTGGCTAATGTTGCTAGGAAGCATGTCGCCAAGAACCGCATGATTTATGATCCGTGCCAGCTGATGGCCGGCTGTGAAGCCTCCGATGCCAGCAGCAGTCGAAGCGCCTGGCAAAGCAACAAAGGAAAGACCCCCAGTTTCAGGAGCCATACCCAAAGCCGCCGCCGTGGTTAACGCTGAAGCACCATAGCCCATTGCGGCCGGTAATCCCTGATTGACCGTTTCTCGAAAAATATTCTTTAGTGATGCACTATCCTCTTTGCTAGGCAGCATATTGCCATGTTTTGTCTCAAAAGATTCTGGCTGAGAAGGTTGGCCAGAAGTCACAGGCAAAGAAGTGTAATCAAGATCTTCAGGCTTTAGCTGAACACTCGTGCCCGATGGCTGAGATTGAGCCGGAGGCAGTGCCGTGTAATCAAGATCTTCGGGGTTTAAGGCTTCGCCAGCCATGCTCCGCCCTTTCTAATTACTTCACTGCCATCGTTTTTCTTTAAAACCGTCCCCTCAGGGCTCTCGGCAAAGGCTCTCTTCTGTGCCTGATACGGCTCTTTAGGAACTGAATTCAATGCAGCTTTTACATTTGTAGCCTGAAACCAATTTGGGTCAATCTTAAGACCGCGAAGAAGCATGGAATCACCGGCTTGCATCGCATAATTCTGAAGATTCCTATCTTTAGTTTCTTTGGAATTCGTTTCCACAAGGTCTTTGAGGGGTTGAGGAGAAGCATTATCATGCATGGATTGAAAAAGACCTGCTCTGACGCTGTTCTCAATTGGTTGAATCGTTGTGCCGGTTAAATTATCAAACGCCTGCATGTCAGCGTTTTTATAATTAGGCACAAGCGCTGAGGCAACAGAGCCAATAAATCCGTGCTTCTGATTGTCGTAAGAGTCTCTGAAGGCCCCAAGAATCTTAGGAGCCACTTTAGTAACTCGCTGACTCAAATCAAGCTCTTTTCCAGCCTCAGCTCTTTGGTCCTTAGGAAGTCCATCGATCAAATCAGCCGGATTCATCTTCCAAAGTTGGGCAGCTTGCATCTTGCCAAAAGGCGTATCAACTATGGCGCTTGGAGACAATCCATTGGGAAGCGTCTTTGTTTCAACGCCCTGAGGCGATGCGCCTTGAGCCAGAGGCATACTTTGAGGCGCCCGGCTTGGCTGAGCAGCAGGTTGAGGTATGCTCTGCGGCTGTCTTCCCGATTGCCCCTGTGGAACCGGCTGATTTATCGGCTGCCCCGGAGGTTGTCCCACAGAACCACCTTGGCCAAAATTATACGTGCCCGGCCGAATAGCGCCAGCATTTCTGCCAATCGCTTGCGTCTCTCCATAAGTCTTATAAATGTTTGATTCAGCAATCTGCTTTTCTACATCTTGCTTTTGGCTAAGCGTTGCTCTTTGAGCTTTTGCCAAGAAGCCAGACTTAACAGCAGTCTGAAAATCAGGCATCCCAAGCTTTCTAGGGTCTGCATAACCAGCATTAGCCAGCGTATCCATGTTTTGCTGATATGATGGCTCATCAACGGCGCCGTGATAAATATTGTTCTTAAACTCCATTTGCTTCATTTGCGCATCAAGGCTTTGACCTTGAAAGATCTGTTCATATTTCGCGGCAAGTGTCGGATAAGCGGAGGCGCTTAGCTTTGCCAGCATCGCTTTGTGGTCAGTCATCATTTGGCCAGGATTTCCAGGGTCAGGAACTTGGCTGTCTCTTGCGGCCTGATTGATTACAGACTCTTGGTCGTATTGCCTTTGAAGCTGAGCCGTCTCCATTTGTCTTTGCTCAGCAGTAGCCGTCAGAGCTTGAAGCTGAGCGCCCTGAACAGCAATGTCGAGAGGAGTCTTTATCTGTGGACCGGGAACTATCAGGCCTGGATCAATTGGCATTTTCTACCTCTAAAAGTTTAAAGCGGACTATCTGTTCCCGCTGGATTTCGTCCAATACTAGCAACGCCATTTTTGGCAGCAAGTGCGTTTATTAACTGCTGACTCTGATAAGCGTTAATGCCTGTCCCGACTCCCTGATTTATTGCGGTCCCCACACCGATAGGACCTGCGGCCTGAGCGGCACCCGTTGCAGCAGTCGAGGCACCGATTCCCTGACCGGCCGTCGTTCCGGTCTGCGCCTGAGTCTGTGCGCCAGATTGACCAATTCCAGCGACTCCGGCCAAGCGACTATAGGAATTCTGTATCTGCTCTTGATATCTTTGGAATGCATTTTGATATTCGTTTGAGGCAAACCCTTGAGAATAAGAGCCAAGGTCACGAAGGTAACTTGCGCCACCCACACCCCCGGAATTCGCTGCGGCCCTGTCCGTCGCATTCTGACCTTGCTCTAGCCTAAACTGATAGCCCGGATCATTCTGAGTAAAATCAGTCATTGAGAAAGGTTTATTGTAAGTTGGCATGTTGGCTTGGATTTGCCCTAAAGCCTGAACACCGGCCGCATTGTACGGTGCTAAGTTGGCTTGCTGTTGATTGTAAATCCCTTGTTGAACAGCCGTGGCGTTGTTTTGGGCGCTGGCCATAGTGTTTGCGCCCATAATGCCAGCAATGCCAGAAACTAAGGCCCCGCCAACAATGCCTCCGCCAATTAATAATGAAGCCATAAGTCCATTCTCCTAGTTCAAACGCTTGAGATAAATATTCTCAACATGCTCGTAATTCAGGCGCTTAAGCATATTGCCAAAATCATAATACACTTTGGCATGATGACTAACTACATTTACACCCTCAGCCTTAAGACTTTGGTCTATCCATTCAATGAATTTCTCACCAGTTCCGCCTCGATGCTCAGGCAAAATATAAATCATGTCACATTGAGCGCCATAGGTAGACGCATAATGAGGATTTTGCCTCACAAAATACATCGCATAGCCAACAAGCTTAGAGCCAGCATCCCTCACGCAAAAGATTCTGAGCATCCCCGCATCTTCAATTTTAAAATAATCCATCCACATCATTTCAGGCTTATCTTGCTTGAAATATCCAACTTCAGCGCAGTGCTTTTGATATAAGGCATCATGCTCAAAAATGAGAATCCGCGCAGTTTCTTTAACGAATTTGTATGCTGGAGTTATGGCGCCTGATTCGTTAAGCAATGTCATGAAATCGTTCTCCCCTTCAAAATGAAGTGAACCTGCCCTTGCGCCAAAGGTGGAGCGCTTGCAGGATTTACTAAGATTCCCATGTAAGAAGCCGAGCCCATCTGAAATCCAGTGAATTGCGTGAGACTTATGACTCCAGAGTTAGCTGGTATGTTTATTGGTGTAGTTATTGGCGGCAAAGTGTTAACGGGCGCGAAAAATACGTCAATTGATGCAGGAAGTGACGCGTTGTTTTGGCACGTCAGACTATCAATCAATGTCGTTTGACCTAATTGCGAAATATAGAAATAGAAAAGTGCGCCAGGAGAAAAAGGAACTGTATTCAAATACTGAACCACAGCGCTAGAGTTGGTCAGGTTGTTATAGGGGTAATCATCTCCAAGAGTTTGACTCAAGACAGCAGGGTTGACAGGCGTTGAGCCTCCGATTCTCACATAAGCTTGCTGGAACCATTGTTGCCAGATGATTGTCATAACGCCAGTTTTTGGATCAACCATTTGTTGGCTAACTGGAGGAAAAGACAGATTTGTTGGGTTACCAATGGGAGGAAGCGGCTGAGGCGTTTGAATCCCAGGAGTACCCTTAACAAGATTTGAATATGGGTTAGCCATTAACTTGTGCCTACTTCCAAATCAAGAGAGGCGCCTATGATGATACGCTTCACGGGATCTGAAATCATGATTCTATAAACTCTCGTCCTCGCCTGACCAAGTTTTCTCCAAATAGCACGATGCTTGAAATTCCCTTGAGCACCGAGACTTGTCCAAAGCTCAGAAGACCATCTCTGTCCGCCATCATCTGAATACTGCATCATTACTTGCGGGAATTCTCCCTGGCCAACAGAACTACCGACACCAGGCTCGAAGTCTAATTGGAACTTATGGTGAAATATTCTGTTCATGTCGTCTGACAAGTGCGGCGACGCCCTAATTGCTACTAAAGGATCTCCGCCGTCGTCATCGACATCAGAATCAAGAGCATAAAGATTCCCATTAGAGAAATCTCCAACAATCCGGGTATTATAAGCAAAAGAGGCCGTCTGCGCTTTGTCTCTATCAAATACTCCATTAGCTAACCTTTGCCGCTCATGCCACATCCCAGTTATATCATCAAAGACCCAAGTGGTGGGAGCAGATGGCACATTAAACGCAATGAAAGTGTGACCCTCTTCCTGGTAAGCCCATGTCGTAGTGCCAGAGAGGCTTCCATAAGAGGTGAGCGCCAATTCAATTGCATGTGTCGAGATTCTCTGAGGAGCATATCCATTGTTTTTATATATTATACCCTGTCCGTTTTGATCTTGGCCCATCCAGTAGAATGCGTTTGCTCCCTTTATTATCCCAAAAGGAGCGCTTCCGCCGATCTGCATATATCCGCCTTGAACTATTTGAAATGGATTGGCGGAATTGGAGCCTGAATCAAACCAAATCTCTGTCACACTTTGACAGATAAGGAATAGATTCCTTTGCTGCCAAACGAATCCAATGATTGGCTGCATGGAATTTGTTGTTTGAGTTGAATTTGGAAATATCGTAAAAGAGGGCGCAATCGTGCTAGCTGCCGGATATGAAACGTAAAACAGATTTCTTATCGCAAAGATGAACGCTGTGTTTGCTACCGCGATTCTATTTGAACCAATGAAATTAGGATCTGTTGATACGGTGAACGGGACAATGGGGGAGATGCCAGCAAGAGACAGATAATAGAGATTGGCGCCATCAACAATCATTAGGAAAAGTCCGTTATCAATCATGTCAATCGGACCAGAAGAAGTGACCAAAGTCCCTACCTGAGTTGGAACAAAGGCAGAACTAATCTCAAATAATTTGTCATCAGCAACAGCATAAAGCGTTCCATTTGTCGCGGTATATTGGCACCGGTAGCCAGAGAGTGAGCTGACTGTACACAAAAGGCGCTTTCCCGGAACACCAGCGAGAAAGTCAACTTCCCCATCCTTCATTGTCCCTAGTTCATCAATTTCTGGATATAGATTCACACAGCGCTGAGCCTCAACGTTAACAGACCTAAGTGTATATGCCTGTCCTATGAAGCCCTTAAAACGCATTAGACAGTATCTCCTGTCAGCCAGTTAAAGGAGCCCTTTGGCCCGATAAGAACATCGTCAGTGCCCATGTAATAGGGCTTGTTTTGATTGATTGCTCGCTTGTATGCCATCATCGAGCCATCAGCTATGGCGATAATCTTTGAGTCTAAATCGTTCTTTCCGTATTCGGGCGCAATCTCTACGGCCAAGTTATATTTAAGCATCCTGTTTCCACTCGGAGCCAAAGCAACAAGGTCATTAAGAGTTGCGAATTGAGCGAGATTCTTTTGTGACCAAATGTCTATCTGAGAATTTACTTGAGGTACTGGCCATAAGTTAAGGTTAACACTCGGGAAAGCGTTATCATTGTAAAGCCAAAGCGGGATTGTGCTTTGAACTGATTTAACGAAGATGTTTGAGAACTGGTCAATGTTGATCACCTTAAGAGGAAGCGTTTGCCGAGGATTGGAGCCTAAGACCACTGTCTGGGCATCTACGATGCGTGTGGGCCTCGTGGTGTTAAAGTTACCAAGCGGTCCCATGGAATAGCTCTGCTGGCCTGCCACAACCGTAAACGTCTCCGGAACGATTGCAGGGATCATGAGATTTTGAGCGCTATAGGAATCAAGCATGATGTTGAGCGCATTAAATGCGTCCGTTGTCTCTTGATTCGATGGAGTCTCGCCAGCGGCCAAGACCCCAATCAAACGAAGACTGCTAAAGATCAACTCCCTTACAGTCATTTACTCACTCCAGTTTTTTGAAAGGCCTTCCGCGCTTCGGCTTATCTTCTTCAAGAGGCTCTAAGCCATCATTTTGATCACCATCTAGAGCTGCCATTTCAGCCAACTGCTCATCGGAATGAGGATGCGCATGATTGCCGTGAAGAGCAGGCGAATCTTTCCAATCATCTCCCAGAAGGTCTTCAGCGGCTTTAGATTGAATCATCTTAGACTTGCCGTTTTTGTGATACTTCCACTTCGGGAAGTGGCGGTCATGCGGCTTCTTAGCTTGTTCTTGCATTGTCTTGTCCTTTGGTAAAGAAGCCCAGATGTTCCACGTAGAACATCCAGGCAGTTAATGATTAATCAGCCAAAAGACCGGCAAGCTTCAAAGCAGTTACGATGTCTCCAATCGTATACGCTTTTGTGCCGCCGATAGTCAGCGCAACGCCTGCACCAGAAACGGTCGCAGGAAGCGGTTGGCCCAAGGTCGAAACCAAGGAAACAACCAGGCTTACTGTGTTGATGCTTCCGATAACCGCACCAACTGGAATGCCAGCGCCAGCAATCGCCATACCAACAAACAAGCCAGTCACGCTTGACATGGTAATCAGATTGCTCCCGGCAACTATGGTCGCAGTGTAAGCATCAAACGCACCATCGAAGGTGGTATTGACAAACACTGAGGTTACAGAGCCAGCCGCAGGCGTATGGACGTTAGCGGACGTGGTCGCAGGCTGGACAACCGGCATATTGCCCCAAAAACTCACGAATGAGTTAGGAGCCTTGCCGACGATTTTTCCGTCACCAGGCATTAGATTGCCATTAGGCGCGAATTCCATGCCATCTTGATCTTGGCTTGGCGTATTGGTGATAGAGGGGCCAGGATTGGCAAATGCGAACATGGGCAAGAGGCCCAGAATCATTTCTTTAGTTTTAAACACTTAAAAACTCCTTGTTAAAGTTGTGGACGAAGAAAAGGCCCGAGACATTACATCTCAGGCCGAGTTGTTATGGATTATCCAGCCACGCGACATGCAAGCTGTGGATAGAGCGGAGCCCATCCATAGAGCACATCTAGACGAGTCACGAACAAATCGTTCACAACGTCGTATGCGCGTACCATGCGGACAGATAGACCACTCTCGGGATCAGCTACTCGTGCAGCCATGTCAACGCCTCGTGGGAGGGGCAAATCAGCAGAGCAAAGGACGAAGGCGTCTCTGTGGTGAACGAGGTTGTTCTGATACGTCTGGCCAGTGGTTCCAAAGAGCGTAAGAGCTGCGCCAGATCCGGGCGAAACAGTCACGTTTTGGAATTGACCAGAAGTGATGATTGCAGGGCTTATCGGGATTGTCGCGTTTCCTGCACCGTCAGACACGACTGGGGCAGTCACAACAAACCATTGAAGCGCACCGGTTGATTGGCGGCTTTGCGGGTTAACTGCAAACACTCCAGCGACCTGGAACACGTCACCAACATTAAGAACAGCAGTCGTCGCAGCCCATCCGTTAGTGATGAGGTTCGAGCCAGTTTGACCAGCACCATTCACAAGTGGCGTCGATCCTGCATAAATGCCGTTCGTGTGGATGTTAATGTTCTGATCCATTGACCATTTGAGGCCAATCGCGCGACCCATCCGGCCTTGCTCATACTGCTCACTGATGGCTTTCGTCGGATTGAAGAACGTGGTTAGAGCGTTGACGATGGACGCTTCAGCCGCAGGGCCTAAGATTGCCGAGCGCATATCATCTTGTGGCGTCGCGTTGTCTGCCAAGAGCTTATTGGCATTCAAGAACGTCAAGAGAGATGCAGGGGGCGTCCCGGCTAATCCCGTCATGTTGAAGACTTGGTTCGTCAAAGCCAAACCATCAAAGTCGATGAAGTTAGCTACGTTGGCCATTGCAGGCTTGAGATAACGATCACTGAAATCGTCCATGCTCAAGTGCAAATCAGCCGACGTAAACTGAACGTCAACACCGCGTTGAGTGGAGAGGGTTACCGGCACATAGGTCTCAGTCTGAGACTCAATGTTGATTGTTGGACCAAGGCGGCCAACATACCGAGCAGGTTTGCGGATGTTCAAAGTGCTACCGATCTTGGCGCCCTTGACCGCGAATTGATCGTCATATTGACGATTAACTCCCTTGGTGAACGAGAGATTATTAACGAGCACGCGGAGTGCTTCGCGAGTAATCATGCTAATGGTTAAAATTTGATTGGCCATTTAATGCTCCTATTTAGCCAGTGGGGCTGTTTCCCGCTCTCCGCCAAGCGTCGTACTCTTTGACCGACATCTTTTCTGGGTCCTTGATCGCTGTGACCTTGGAACCAACCGGAGACACTGGTTTGGGTTGTTTAATTTCAGGTACTTTTGATGCTGTGCCTGAAGATTTAGCCCTCAACTGAGCCTTAACAACGCCGATATGCTCTAGCGCATCGTTTGGATTCATCTGATTCAATGCTCTAAATTCGTCGGCATCTTTCATCAGCTCATAAGCAAGCTCAGGACTCCCCGCTTCAATGATTCGACTTTCAACGATTGGTGAGAACTTAATCCCAGCCTCCTTAATCGCATCGACTCGAGCCTGATAGTCAGGATTGTCCTTGATGAACGCTACTTCCTTTTGCTGATAAGACTTCCAGGTGTTATCGATTGCAGCTTTTGTGGCAGCTTCGTTTGCTTTACGCTCACGGGCCGTCTCAGCTTGCTCGAACTTCCAATCCATTCGTGCCTCGACATACTTTTGATACGTTTCGAAGTCCTCTTGTTTTGGTTCACCTGTTTGCGTTACAGCAGCAGGAACAGTCTCGACTTTAGCTTCGGGGGGCTTAGTGGAATCACGATACTTTTTAGCCTCGTTCTCCCAATATGCCGCCTGCCTTTTTGCATCATCTGCAATGGCCTTAGCCTCTTCCCGTTGCCGGGTAAGCTTAGCAAACCGTTTGTCGAGATTAGTTGTTGGTTTCTCTTCAGGACTTTTCGGCTCTGCTGGAGCTTTACCCTCAGCTTCGCCTTCCACAGCTTCCGAAGCAGTGGCGGGTGATTTTGTCTCTTGAAGTACAACTTCAGGAGGCGCGGGTTTATCCCCAATCTTCTGTTGATTGCCCTGTGCAGATTGCACATCAGCATCAGAGTCAGTTGAGGATGTGATAACGATGGACATTCTTACTCTCCTATTGGCCGGGCGATGACCCACCCGTGGGTTGTACTTGTCCCGGTGAAGCTGCGGCCGGTGAAGGCTGCCCATCTCCAGGTTGATTCAAAATCTGCATATTTTCGTGTAAAAGAGCCATGCGGCTATCAATCTGCGAAAGCTCTGCCTCTAACAGAGTCTTCGCGCCAGCCAGGTCGTGCTTCATATATTCAAGCACCAAATCGTTACGCTGCTTTTGGGCCTCAAGCCGCTCTTTAGATTCAATCTCTAGTTTTTTCGTCCGAATGACTTCATCTTGTTGCGCAATGAGCTGGGACTGCTTTTGCATGATTTGCATGCCTTGCGTGATTTGCGCTTGTGCTTGAGGTGGTACCGGCGCTTGGTTCTCGTCATTCGGCTCAGCCAGGCCAGGAGGAAGTAGCTTTTCCAATCGGTCAGCAATCTTGTCAGCGTCCGGCCAATCCATTTTTCTAACAAGTAAATCCAGCGCATTTTGCATGGACTGAGGGACTGAGCGAGTAAGGTCAAGCATGTCAGCCACAGCTTCTTGACGCTTGGTTTGAAAACTTGGGCCTGTGTCAATCGTGACATCGTATTTCCCCTTATCGAGGTAATAGGACTTGTTCTGTCCACCCTTTTGGAAGATCTGGTTAATCTTCACAATCTGTTGCTGACCGTCTGCCTCTAGAATCCTTATTGCCTGAGGCTTGTTGTAAACTTTAGGAATCCACTCTAAGAGAACGCAGCCAGCATGTCTGAGCGTGCGCTTGAAGTTGTCGCTAAAATGGAAGTTCGTGAGATTTGATTGATTAACCCGACGTTGAATCGCAACGCCACTCACTTCCTGAGATTGATTCCCAACCATTGCATCTTGAACGCCAGTTGTAGCCTTGATGTCCACAACACAAGTCATCGCCTGCTGATTGATGCCCTGAACTGGAGCCTCATATTGTTGACGCTGAGGAGGAGGAGCCGCTTGTCCACCAGGAAGAACGACAACCTTATGCTGGAGAAATGGCATGGTCTTGAGATTCGCCTGCTTCCATTGGTCTTCGAAACCCTCGAACTGCCCTTCATAACCGATGTAGGGAGCCTTTGGAGCTAAGGCTATCATCTCAGTGGCAGCGGTCTTCCAATAGTTGTACATCCGCTGAGGGTCTTTCGCGTGTCTGACTAAGCTCTCAATTATGCGCTTGCCGTTAACGAAGTACTCGTCACCATAAACAGGAAAGATTGGAATGTAAGACCCATGAACCTCCGTGCGATCTAAAATCTCAACTCCGTTAATCTTGTACCACTTGATTTCAGTGATTTCGGTATCGCGCTCATCGAGGATCGTGAGCCGAAGCGATTGAAGCAATTCATCAGAAGGCTTGGGTCCTTGAATAACTTGCCCGTTGCTAAGAAGATAAATCTTAGTTTGCGTAAATCGCTTCTCATAATATTCAGCGATTCTAATCTCATCCTTATTCATCCAGCCGCCAGACGATGACCCAATGGACGCCCAATCTGTTGCCGTTCCCATAGAGGAATTCGGCCAGGTGCGCTCGTATGTTTCCTTCGACATGGTGTCGATGACGAATCCATACTCGGTGTCAGAGCCGTCCGGCTCAGTGGCATTAGGGTCAAGATAAACGCTAAACGGGTCGCGAACCCGCTTAATGAGAATGTCTAAGTCAAAGCTCTTCGGGTCACAGTAATCCGTGATCATTCTGAAGTAGCCAAAGCCGCCCTTAACCTGGCCATCTGATGCCGTGTCGTAGGCAATCTCAGCGTTTGAGTAGTACTCAATGTGACGAATAAGACCTTGTAACATTTCCGCAGTCTCGGGATCTCCCTGGTCATCAACGGGATTTACCTTAATCGCTGGCCTGTTTTGGCGCTGTTCATTGAGAACTATTCTCAAGCGCTCAGGCAAAAGATTGATTGTGAGGCATGGGCGCTTATCTAGGACCCGTGCGGTCTTCACGTCTTCAGGCCATTGGTCGCCAGAGCAGAACTTGATGTCGTCCAGCGCGTCTTTGCGGATTTCTGCCTCAGCCTCTTCGCATAAAGTGAACCTGGCACGGGCACGCGCTAGAATGTCCTGGTCAGTTTCACCTTGAGGTACGTCTGAGCTGTCTTGGTTCACAGTGAAAAAATGTAATGGATTTAGTGGGGCGCGTCTATAAGATTTACAAATTCAGGACTTTACTCCATCCAATCGGCGTTCCCTTGAAATGAGCGCATCTCGATTTTAGGCTTCTGCTTAACCGGCTCTGCCTTCGCCTGGTCTAATCCCATAATCATATAGCGCATTGCGTCCATGAGATGATCTTTCTCTTTGTGGACTTTGCCTTGTTCGTTTCTCCTATAAAGCCTGAACTCCTCGCGCCAATTGTTTAAGCTTGCGAAGACTTTAAGGCGTCCACCGGCCATTCGTTCCCAACAGGAATAAAGACCAGACTCTACGCCGTTAAATGCAGGCGTGAGATTTAGACCCAATTCCACGTAATCCTGCATCAATTGCTGACCATCTCTTTGAGACTTTCCCCTGCTTGCCGGATCAATCAACCCAGGGATCCAAAGACCTCGAGCCTTAAGCGCCTGAGCATGAACAACCGGCAATTGCTCGCCTTGATAATGCTCTGAATACAAATAGACAATGTCTGTCTCCCTATCTATCGCTCCCCAAATACAGGCAGTCTTATTCCAGCCAACGTCGAAGCCGTAAATTCTTGGCCAATGCTTCGGAATCTGGAAGTCAGGAACAATCAACTCAACTTCATCAACTGGATAAATCTTTCCAGCGCCCAATTGTGGCGTTCCGTTAATCCGCGCCTCTCTTTCGTGTGGAGGGTAAGACTTAAGTAGCTTTTGCTTTGTCGCTGAGGATAGGTGCGGCGCGTGGTCCATGCCCATTGTCATGACAAATCTCGCAGATGAGGCGTCATTAAGAAACATGAGCACAACCGCTGACATTCCTGAGAGCGGGGTAAAGGTACAAAGCATCAAGCCGTCTTCTTGGCCAGGCTCAGTGGCGGAAAGACGAGTCAAAGCCTCAAAGTAAACAGATGCAGGCGGCTCCTCATCTAGCTGAATTCCATCTTTTTTCGTGCCCTGAAATTTTTCCCTGCCCTGATCGAAGCTCTTAAATGAAAGCGTAGAAATGTCGCCAGAGATATGCTTGATTTGTATTGTATCGACGGCATCGGCTAAGCCTCGTCTGCTTGTTGGTTCACCAATGATTGCTTTCTTTGGAATGAGTCCCGTACCGAATTGTCCAGGTTGTCCAAGAAACTTGTGCTGTAAAATGTCCCGCGTCGTCTCACCTGTTACGCTCGCGCTCCACCAATCAACGCCATGGTCAAAGCGTCTACCTTCCCACCAACTAGGATATTCGCCAGTGAGATGGAGCGTAGACTCGTAACATGACATGTGAGTTTTCCCACAGCGATTGCCGCTTATGGTTGCGCGCTCCATATGCGTCTTCCCAGCAGCGAAAAACTCCATGTGCTTAATGTAATTGTGTCTGGAAAGCTGGCCAGTCTCAGGATAAAGGCTATCAATGATTCGAGTGTTTTCTCTGACCTTTTCGTACTTAAGCGTCTGGGCTAGCTTTATCAGCTCTTCCCGACTTAGCTTCTCGACTGCCTCTTCCGCGTTCATCAATCGCTTTCTGTATAATTGCTTCGCATGCTGGACTTATCTGCTGAACTCCAAAGCTTATCTTAACCTTGCGGTTATCGTCTACCTCGGCTTTAGCGAGATAAGTACTCAAGCATTTGGGACACCTAAAACTAGTCGTCTGAGGCGTGATTCGAGTTGGCTTGCCAATCTTGAAGTGAAGGTCAACGCCACAGGGGCAAAAGGTTTGGCCAGAAACTTGCTTCATTTACTCTTCTTCTCTCGAAATATCCTCGTCTTCATCTTCCATATCTTCTCCCTCCTCGTGATCAAACAAATCAAGCGGGATTTCAAGCATTGTCCCAGGTGCGAAATCATCTTTCATCATGACCTTAGCGTCAATGGAGAAGTCTCTAGGGCACCCACGCTTAATCCAGGCATCTGCGCATTTAAGGTCCCTGAAGTGAGTAAATATCGCCATCTCCTCATCCTCGTCAATTGCTTCGTAAATGATTTCTTGAAGCGCTCCAAGGAAACGCATCCGAAACTCCTTGAAGGCTTCCCCGTCTTTGGGCACAACCTCTTCATGTCTCACCATATTGTTTAGGTCTTCGATAATTTCCTTAGTTTCTTTTCCCTGATAAATCCCTAAGTTCCAAGGACGAAACTCAAGCATAGCAGTAATGGGCAAATCATGAATGTTGCAAATCTTCGCTGTATCGAATGCCCTAGAAAGATCGCTAGAATAAATGCAATCAATATCATATTTCTTGTTTAGCTCTAGACTAGCCTTCTCAGCGTCCTTAATGCCTCGCTCATCAAGGGGAACATCCTTCCAGCCACGAATTCGGTCAACAGACGTGCCGCTTGTTCCATTGAGTTTCGTATGCCCATGTCTAATTAAGACGACTTTGGCCATTGATCACTCCCAAAAATTACAATGAGGATTAAGCAAACTCCAATAACGATTCCCATCTCAAACCAGTCATAATTCACATCAGCCTACAATCTGCATGCAAGCTAAAAGGGTTAACTTAGGGTCCGCCGCCTCAATTGCACTAAAATCTGGTTGTGTACCAGCGATTGTAGTTGGATTCGTCATCGCTGAAACTGTCGCGATATAGGTCACCGCATAGGTTGAAATGCTGTTTCCCCAGGTGAGAAGCTGATTGAGATAGGTCAAACGATTCGGAAGCACCATGAACTGGCCTTCTAAATAAAGCAGAATCCATCTCACTCGCTGCTCTAAACTATAGTGATTGTTGACCATATCGGTAAGCGCAGCATTGAACAGAATGAGGTTAGCCTGAATGGCTAAAGTGATTGCGACAACTGCGTCACTTGTTCCTGCTGGGAACTGATAGCTCATAGCACCGCCAACTAAATAGCTGTCAGTTGTTCCATCTGTGGTCATTGTGACTGAATGGTTATAAGCGTCTTGTGTGATCATAGGTTAGCCAATCCTGTAGTATTGCTAATGCTTTGACCTGTTGAAACATTCAAAAGCTGAATGAGACCATTGCTTCCAGTTGCGCCGGGAGAGCCATTTGTACCAGTTCCGTGCCCTGTGCCGCCAAACCCATTAAGCCCAGCAAAATTACCAGGGAGAGCGTTAACCAAATTTGTAACTACGGGGCCAATTCGAGAATTATATTTTATAACGATCCAACCTCCAGCCCCGCCGCCTCCCCCGCCTCCACCTCCGGTATTTCCAGCGGCCGGTGAACCTCCATTGCCTCCAGGCCCACCTCGAGCGGAAATGGTGGCACTAACAGTTGAAACGCTTGTTTTGATAATGTTTGCCGCGAGATAAACAGTTGCTCCACTTGAGCCACCTCCGCCTCCGCCGCCGCCAGAATTAACAGTATCTCCTCCGCCACCGCTTCCACCGGGACCAGATCCACCAGTGTAAACCTGGCCGCCAGCTCCAGTTTGAGGTAAGAACCATGTATAAATTACATCACGCATAGGGAAAGCAATAACAGCCGCCGCCGCACGAGATGCCCCACCATTTCCGCCGGTACCATTCCCACCCTTACCACCAGCACCACCAGCGCTTGAGGTTATGACGTTTCCACCAGTCCCAGCAGCACCTTGCGTTCCGGTCGTGGTGCCTCCGGCGCCGCCAGCACCTCCGGCGCGATTTGGAATATTTGTTCCAGCAGCCGTCACTCCGCCAGCGGTACCCCCGGCACCAGCACCAGTTCCACTTTGTCCAGTTGTGCCACTTCCATCAATGGCACCAGAGTTTGCAGCTGTTAGGTCAAGCGTCCCACACACAAAAATACGCTGATTCTGCATAGAAATGATTCCGGTGCCGTTAAGCGTGAGATTGTTGTAAAACATATCTCGAGCAAGGCTTGTCGTTCCTGAACTTATAATCACATCCCCATCAGAGCAATCGCCAAAGAGATTCTGTGATGGCATGAGCGAGTAGCCATTGCCAAGAAATGCACTCACGATGTTGAGGAGCGCTTGAGCTGTGTTTGGGCCGATGTAAAAAGGCCCATTTGGCGGAAATGTGGCAATGGCGGCATTTGCAGATAGAAGTGTTGCAAATAAGATCTTAATCACTTGTAAAACGTCATATTGACGCTCCCAGCGCTGATTAGAGCGGTCTTTGCCTCAAACCCTACGCAATTCCCACTTGGGATCTGAAAGTCCTTACCACCGCCTCCAGGGCTTACGATAATGGCATTTGTGGCAGTTGACAGGGCCCCGCAGGTCGCTGCGTAGGCTAGGTAATAATCCAAGCCTGATGTGTCGAAAATGTCCATCTCGTTAATCGTCGAGGCTGTCGAGGTTATGATCGTGGTAAAGGCTCCAGTGGCCAAATTCGACGACGAATAGCTCTGAGTGAATGTGCTCAAGACTCCGCGTCCAGCTTGATAGCCTATAGCGTTGTTTCCGGAGCTGAGAACAACTCTTAAGTTTCCATTCGCATCAATCTGAGCGTCTCCACGCTGGCCAGTTGAGAACGTGGGTTGCGTGCTATTATAAACACCGCCAACCTTGACCGGATAACCCAAGTCTGAAGCGCCTGAAGCTGTGCCCCCATCAATCTCTAGCTGCCCCTGAGTGTTAACAACAACATACCGGCTAACGGCACCTAAGGTATCATCTCCGGCTATCATCCCCGCTCTTGTCGGAGGAGCTACGCCGTTTTGGGTCATATTTGGAGACCAAACGTCTAGATAATTGACTGCACTTAGCGTCGTCGAGCCTATCGAATTGCCAGAGCCATCAAACGTCCAGGAAGCCGTGGAATCAGTAGAATGTGAGAGCGTCCAGGTTCTTCCCGTTGTCCAAGCTCCGGACTGGCTTACCGACCATGGAGGTGCACCCTGATTGGCCGTAATTGTCCCAGAGACAACCCAGGGACTTGTCGATTGAGTCACTGCTGTGGTGGCCGGGAAATTGTCTATGTCTGCGTGGAGATTGGCTCCTGTCGGCTGGACAACTGTTACGGTCCCAGGAATTGTCGCCGTTGCATTGACTTTGAGATTGCCACTTGAATCAAGCTGAAGACCAAAATTCTCCCCATTAATAAGTGTTGGCGGCGTTGTGTTGTATGTCCCGCCAGCGATAAGCGAGTCTGTGGCTAGACCAAGTGACCAGGTTCTTCCCACCGACCAAACTCCAAACTGACTAACCGGCTGAACCGCTGGAAAGTTAGTGATTGTCGCTGTCACTGATCCAATAACGCTAGCGGTTGAGGCGACCAAAAGCCTGCCATTCACATCCAATTGAAAAGGGAATATCTGGCCATTGGCGAGAGTTGGCGTGACGAAATTGTAAATACCATTGGATAGAAACTGAGGCTGAGGCGCTATCTGGGCCGTGGCCAGGTGTCCCAATAAGATTAATGCGATGAGGGCGAATAGTCTCACTTAGATGGCTTTCTGAGTGCTGCAATGCCAGCCTTTCCTTTAGCCTTGGCTGCTTTGCGTGCTTCTGAGTAAGCTATTGCCGCGCTCTGGCTAACCGATTTTCCTGACCTGACTTCAGTCGCTATGTTCTTGCTTATTGTCTTTTTCGAGTAGCCTGACTTCAACATCCTGAACCTCCCTCTCTTCTGGCGTCTTTCTCATCTTAAGCATCGCTAGAATCTTTGCCCTCAATTGAGCATCGGTCAAAAGATCATCCTCATTATGAATCGTAATGTCCTGCTTGTCTCTCCAGCGCCCAGGTTGTCTGTTCTTGAGCCAGAAGATTTGCGAGGTCGCATCAGGTGGAACCTCTTCTTCATGCTCATGAGTTATGATTTGACCCTCGTAGCAGAACACCTTTGTGACTTTACGCTTGTAGCCAAGAGCTTTCTTAAACAAAGACATTTCAACTAGTTGGTCGGGAATGTTCTTAGATTGGTTTATGGATTGGTAAAATGATGCATCGTGTGATTTCCACAAACAAAGCGTTGTTACATCAATGCCACAAATTTCAGCAATCTCTACATCGGTTTTGCCCTCTCGAGCGAGGCGCACCATGATGTTTCTAAGGCGATCTTCAAAGCTAGATGGCCTACCCACTGGCATTCCTTCTTTAAATCCGCGACGCTTTTTGACTTTCGCCGCAGTCATTCATCAATGCCCTTCGCAGTGATAATCAACCACGTCACCCGCGCCAAAAGTCCCATTTAGAACTACTGTGGTCGTGCTTGGCGTCGTCCAGGGCTGAACTGTTGCGGCAGCTGTGGACTCGTCATTGATGTAACAGCCTGGCGAGGTCGTATAAACATTTGCAAAGGTAACTGTGCAAGCCGTTGCGCCTGTTCCTACCGTGATTTTACCGTTTACATCGTTTGAACCAGATTGAATCGTTCCGCAATTGGTGCCGGATAATACCGGAATTGTGCCTTTAGTGATAATGTGGCCCCAACGATCTAGTCGCCAGTGCTCTATGGGTGTCGGGCCTCCACTATTGGTCGTGTAAAGAACCACTGCGCCGCCATAAGTGGCCGTGTTGTCCTCGTCAACGCCTGCAATCCCCGCAATAAGCTTGTTTGGGCTTCCATTGCTTGTCCCAAACACCATCTCTGCGCCATTTCCAACCGCAGCGCTAGTGTCATTGTTCGTAATGAAAATGGATTGAGCTACCGCATTGGGTGTGTGGTTTTTAATGTCTAGGCCATAGCCAGTATCATGATTGACCTGTATCGCATCAGCAGCATTTGTCGCGGCCGAATAAGTGATGTTAAGTCCCACTGCATTTGCGTTGTTAGATGCGAGATTGACCACAACACCCTTGCCAGCTCCCGTCGTTCCCGTATTGTCGATTTGAAGACCTGTGGCGCCTCCTGTAGCTGAATTCTGCGAATGGAATGCAAGAACGTTATTGCTGGCCGTATTCGCGTTAATGTTAATGCCCGTACCACTGGTTCCAGATGAATCCACATTAATGTCAGTTGCACTGCTGGTCGCGGAAGAGCTCGTAACCTCGAGAAGGGGACCAGTCACCGCAGCATCGGATGCTGTTAAATTAAGCAATGAGCCACTAGTAATTGTGGACGATGCAAGCTTCATGGCATTTGAAGTCGTGATCGTGTTCCAGTCCCACTCTTGGGCAAAGTTAGTGTTATCGATAGTATGCGTAGTCGTTGCAGCGCTTAAGCTACTAAGTGACGGCGTCCCGCTAGCGCATGATCCATTTACAGAGGTAAGATTTCCTGAAGCATCAGCCTGTAAACATCCGGCGGTATATGTGTTGAATTGAATCGCTCCTGGCGCCGAAATAGAAAGCCTAGCCGCATTATTGGTACGAAAAGACAAAGGATGATTCGACTGAAGTCCAATTAGTCCTTGATTGTTTGGGCCATCCGCATACAAGACAAATTGAACACCATTGGTCGAATCAAGTTCAAAGCCTGCGGCCGTCGAAGCAGATGATCCATAATAAAGTACTTGAGAGCCGCCACCCACTGCATGAAAGGCATGCCCAGGGGTATTCGTGCCAATACCTAGGCGCTTGTTTGTATTGTCCCAAAAGAAGTTCGTATTATCCGCACCAAATGACCCAGCATTATTGAATTGAACGTCTCCAGTAGAGCCTGCCGGAGTGGTCCCTCCAGTAGGAGAAACCCATGTTACATTTCCAGCACCATCTGTTTGAAGCACAAATCCGCTTGTCCCGGCCGTTAATGCGCTCCAATTGATCACAGTCGTATTCGATGAGTTTCTTAATACTCGACCATTCCAGTCAACTGAGATAACTGCGCTAGTATCGGTTAGGTCACGATTGAACAGGGATACTGCGCTAACGTTATTGGCATCAACAAGGCTAGAAATCGCACTGGCTCCCCAAAAATTAGCATTAGTTCCAAGCGTTTGGACTCCAGTTGTTGAAGTAGGACTTATACTTAAATTCGCAGCCACTGTCCCGGATAGATTGGAGAGCTGCTGATTGGCTCCAGACGAACTAGAGCATGAGCCATTTACCGACGTTACGTTGCCCGATGCATCTGTTTGAAGACAACCTGCGGCGTAATGGGGCAAAACAATTGCGCCCGAGCGTTTCCATCTTTGAGTGATCGTTGGTGTCCCACTGCTAATTGCACTTAAGATCAAGTCTCCGGTAGCACTTCCTTCATTTTGGAAGTCATATCCAAATGACGGATTATCACTAAGGCGCATTGATATTTCTGGTGTCGTATTATCGGCCGTCGTGTTTCCTATTGTGATTTTTCCCGTTAATGGAGTCGCTGCGTCAATGCCTAGGAATTTTTGAGTGTCGTTCCAAAAAAACGAGCCTGCGTCTCCCGCGAACGCCCCTGCATTGTTATATTGAACAGACGTGGTCGCGCCGCCAGGCGTTCCGCCGCCACCCCCTCCAGCCGTTTGCCAGGAGGTTATGGAGCCATTTGTGCTTAAGAATTTACCTGAATTGCCGACCTGTGAAGGTAGCTGAGGACTACTTACGTTGGCGTGGGCAGTGACCAAAAAAAAAAGACCAAACGTTAAAAATCTAAGCATTTTCATGTGGTTTCCCCGTAGGAAATATTCCCATCAATGATGATGGCCGTTTGAGTCCCAGAATTAGCCTTAATCCAGACGGAATTAGTTGGAACTTTAATAAATTCATAAGTAGAACAAGGCGTTAGCTGAATTCCATTGCTACCTGATTCAATGTTTCTAAGAACAATGGTTATTGTGTCCGTGCTTGCACAAGAATTCTGAATCATCAGGTAACCGCGATTTGGATTAGCTGAAATCGCCACTGTGCTTGTAGTGGTGGCCGAAAATGTGAACTGTCTTCCAGCATTAATCTGGAACTGTTCGACCATATTGGCAGCATAAAGTGGCAAACACGCAAAGACCGCAATGAGCAAAAATATGATTTGTTTCATGGCCGCTAGTGTATGGTCAGAAATTTGACTAGTGAAGTAATTTTTACAAACCTAGTCCGATTCTGGCCCTAACTTACGCGAAGGGTTAATCTTCCATTCGTTTGTACGCCAAGCAGGCTTTTTTTGGCGGCTTAGACATCCACAACTACGAGTTTTACCACGGCCAATGTTTTTTCCAAGAATAACTTTAACGATTCCACAATCACATTGGCACTTATATTTATCATTCCCGAGATATTCTAGAACCAGAAGAAAGGAGTGCCGTTGGCCGGTAAGGTCTTTGCGGGGATTCATTACATCGTCTTTGGAACGCGTGTCCCACCCCAGTTCCAGCACTCTCGACACAGGCTATTGCCGGTCAGAGACCAAACACAATGGTTCTTGTTGCGGCCAAGGGTCACAATCAATGCCAGCGCATCCACGGTGTTTCGTGCGGTGACAATAACGGCCGCATGCGCATAACTCATCTCTGCTCTGGCCAAATATGCGCGGCCAAGGCGTTCAGAGATTGTGTCGTCTGGATCACCGCCAAGGATTGTGCTGGCGAAGGTGTCTACTGCAAAAAGAAGGTTGAAGGCATATTGAAGTATTATTTAGTCACTTTACGGTAAATTGGTATCCAACAAAAATAAAGCGTAGTCCTATACCAAGAATTCGTAAAATCATTTCTCTCTCTTTTAATAGAAAGAATGCCTCCCAAGATTCTTAAAGATTCTCGTTCTGACCACGTCATGATGCTATTCATATTCCTCACATTCATATTGCTTCACATCCATTGGCCAATCCAAATAATCTTTGAGGATTGACTCATTCCATTGAATCCAAAGGGCGCCTGGACAGCGCATGCGGACCCATTTTCCGCCAAGTAAGCGCCGCGCCCATTTCCAGTGAGAACAAAAGAGATAAAGAAAGCGTCTCATTTAGCTTCCCGTCATGGAATTTAGGTATGTCTGATATTTTTCTTTGATGAGCCATTGAAGCTTTTCATCACGATATGCATAAGAATCTTGGATGTCTAAGCAGACTAGTGGTCGGTTACGCTCTCCAATCATAGCCTTTAGCTTTTCTTCATGATCACGTTCCATGCAAACAATTTCATCGGCCCAATGAATTAAAACTTCATCCACCTGTATAAGCGCATAACTCGGAACAAGTCCTGCACAACGGGTATTGAATCCAAAAGGCTCTTGAGACAATACAAGGGCCGCAGTCGGAGAACGAAGTAAGCCAGCGGAACAGACGCAAAGCACGCGTTTATATGCGCCCTGATGTTCATTCTTGGCATTGCGCGAACGGCTGTCTTCATAGCTTGCTGCAACATCAATCATTTAGACTCCGTCATGGAATCTGGCTCTTTGAGAATCGTTTGTAATTGCTTTAAACGGGCAATTTTATCTTGAACAAGACGCAATCGGCGGTCCGTTGATTCAAGCTCGCAAACATAGAATTGCCGGTCCAACTCTTTGATTTTCCATTCGATAGTCTCTTGTGGCGTCACTTAGACTCCTCTTCAGAATCTTCAGGCTTTTCTTTAAGAGACGCATGAAGCTCTTTTAAAATGGCAATTTTTTCAGTCATAAGACGCAGCTGTCGTTCAGTAGAATCAAGCTCAATTGAATAAAGCTGCTTATCCAATTGTTTGATTTTCCATTCAGCCTTTTCTTGTGGTGTCATTTTATAGATTCCCCAGTAGAATCTAGCTTTGAGCATCCGCCCGGAAAGCCAAATCGTTCGGTGATGAAATGTGCTTCGGCGGAAAGACCAAATTCCATCATTCCAGCAATAGCCTTATCTTCGTCCGGGAATTCCTTGGCCTCTTTAGCGCAATCCACAGAAATGCTTCCATTGAGAATAAATGTGAATTGATCTTGTGGACGCCGCTTAACTATTATCCAGCTCATTTAGATTCTCCTTTAGAATCTACATCCCAGTCCGGCGGCATTTTGCGGTCACTATGCAGCTCCAAAATATGTGACATTGGCCAGGGAGAGTTTGAGATATCTACCATTACCCATTTGCGATCAATTTCGAGCAAAACTTCTGGGCCGCGCCCGATATTTCGGAACCAGACTGCCGTAACTGTTTGCCCCTTGGGGCACTTGTCTTCACTCATTTAGATTCTCTCCTAGAATATTTATTGCTTTCACGCTCTCGTTCCGCACGGCGCTCAAGAACGTCTGCCAGTTTGTCAACCAAAGTGTTCAGCTGCTCTTCGGTCAAAGCAATGCCATTTTCCATCGACCATTCACAGATAATTTTATCAATCTCTGATGGGCTCATTTAGATTCTTTCTTGATGTCTTTAGCCTCATATATCAAACTTCGCTTGAACAGTTTCAATGTATCCGCGCCCATGACAATGTTTACATTTCTCACGCAGGGGCTTTTCTAACTTTAAAGGTTTTTTTCCCGTGGTTTCCCAAATGTGAGTTTCTCTTCCAGAGATTGAACATTTTCTTTTGCCTATTTCTTTGATGACGCCTTCTCTTTCTAATTCAGCAAATCTAGGCGTGATAGAATGATCTAAGGCGCCCCTGGCATTAGCTCTTCTGGCCGTTTCCATTTGAGTTATTGGACCATGGAAAACGATAATCTCATAAGCCTCAAGCTTCCTTTTGCTAAGTAAGCCTTCAGCTTTTATCTGATGAAAAACATCAATGCTTGTTTGTCGAATCATCTAATCCTCTCAGTCATTACAAAATTAGTTGCTCTGCCCATATAAATCTCTAAAGGTTCTTTTCGTTGTCCACGAAACAACTTTAGCTTAATTTTATAAACCTCGTCGGGCATCCCTTTTGCCTCAGCGAATATGAGAACACCATTCTCAACAAAACTAAAATCTATTTTCCAGGTGATCTTTTGATTTGATGGTCCATCTTGGAGCGTGACAACGTGTTGGCGTCTCAATTCTGAGATTTCCCCATTCTTTTGTCTAAGCTCCAAGAACGCGCCAACAGCCGCCTCAAGTTTTGAAGGATAACCCTGTCCGCCTTCAGGATCTTTGGTGGCTTTTGCGCCGTATTTATTTCGCTTCATTTCTAATGCCCTTCTCTATCAACTTAGAGCATGTCTTATGCAGAATTCTTTCGTGTCCTTCAACCATACGCTCAATAAAATGATTCCCCCAAAGCTTATTGCCGCATTCCCAGCAAAATCTAATTCTGGGTTTTTTCTTTTCAACCTTCATTTAGTTTATTTTTCATGCGCTGTAATTCCACGGCGTCATTCACAGACAATACACCATTAAATTGATTTTTAAGAATTCCCTTAAGCCCATCATGCGCCTTAACAACATTCAATGCCCCATTCGTAACTCTGCTCAAATTGTTCTTCTCCTCAGCAAGCCTCGCCTCAACAAAATTCGCCATAAGCGGTGGGTCATGAGGCTTTCTATTTCCTATCCAAATATCAACAATCTTTTGGAATCCTGATTCAGACATCTTGCCAACCTCATATTGAGCAAGCTTCTGAAATTCAGCGTCAAAATGTTTCTCCCCAAATCTTCGCTGTAAACGCTCCATTTGTCCTTTAAAAAAGCTCATGTTCATTTGAAGGCATCCGGAAACTCAATACTCGAAACTAGCCTATAGTTGGGCAAAATAATCTCATTCGTCTTGGCGAATTCCTCAATCCATTCTTTTGTTATCATGGCCACAACATTTGATTGCGGAATGTCACCTTTTCGAATCGCTAAGAACCATCTTTCGGCCGCGCGGTCAGAGTTTTTAGTTAGAGTGTCAACAGCAACATGACGCACATTTGCAATAGTTCCCATCAGACATGCACATTCACCTGTATAAGTTGAACCATCAACATTGCCTCTCATCAATGCATCATAAAGCCCAACAACTTCTAACTTTGCATCTGAGAGCACTAAATAAAAATCATCTTTAATAGAGCTGAGGTCCGCATAGCTGAGGTTCGCAGAGCGGAGGTTCGCAGAGCGGAGGTTCGCATAGCTGAGGTCCGCATAGCTGAGGTTCGCAGAGCTGAGGTCCGCATAGCGGAGGTTCGCAGAGCTGAGGTCCGCATAGCGGAGGTTCGCAGAGCTGAGGTCCGC